CCGCTGACGGTTCTGGCGGCTCTGCTGCGACGTTGAGCGGCAATAACCAGAAGCAGCGCACCAGCATGGGCTCCACCTTGCTCGGTGCTGCGCGCATCAGCTCGACCGCTGCACTGACCGCAGGCACGAAGACGCTAGACGCGCACGCGCACGGTCAATACTCGGCTGCGTTTGGCACTGCGGCCAGCACGCAATGGATCCCGCAGTTCGATCTATTCCATGCTGACCCTGGTGGCGAGTCGCCGCTGATCTTGGCGCAAAACGAAGGCTTTGTGATCCGCGCAACGGTGCCAGCAACTGGAACGTGGCAGTTCGGCGTCACGGTCTGCTGGACAGAGGTCACGGCCTACTGATGAGCACCATCAAGATCGTGCTGTCGCATCCACACGTCGAAGTCGAGGACGGAGCGATCGAGTATTGCGTCTACTACCGATTCACCGAAGCCGTGCGCGGCGTCGTTGATGGCGAAGTCGGCTACGAGCCAGCGGAAGGCGCAACGAAGGAAGAGATTCTTGCGCAGCTCTGTTCCATGGCCGCCGACCACGCCAACCTCCAGACCGAGAACGTGGAGTCGTTTACTTCTGCCGACGTGATTACGTGGGAGGCTCGTTGAGATGGCTTCCGACGAACGCGGCCAGATCAACCTGCGCGACGCGGTGGTGCCGCTGTCGGTCATCATGTCAATCGTCGGCGGTGCGCTGATGATCCAAAGCCGCTTGCTGCAAGTTGAGTTTGCAGTGACCAACCTGCGGCAGTGGATCGAGACGCGCGAGGACACCAACTTCAAACGGCTCCAAGCCTTCTCGCAGGGCTTGGCCGATCGCAACCCGACTCTGAAAGTGCCCGAGGTCAAATGATGCGACACCCATGGATCTTGTCGTTGCTGCTGCTGACGAGCTGCGGCGTCTACACCCGATTGAACGACGCCATCGACCGCGTTGACCTGGCCACCAAGGAAGCCGAGAAGGCGCTCACGGGCGTCGAGGCCGGACTGCGCAACATGGGCGAGCAGGGCCAGAAGCTCGCGGACAAGGCAGCCGAGGTGCGGGCCGCAGTCGCTGAAGCCGACAAGAACGGCGACGGCAAGGTGGCGGGCCTGGAAGAGTGGTATGGGCTGGTGATGCAGCTCCTCGCCATCTTCGGTATCGGCGGCTACGCGGTCTCGACCAATGCCAAGCGACGCGCCAACACGGCTGCGATCTACGAGCAGCTCGACGGCCTCAAGGACCGCATCCGTGAAGCGCCCAGGGCGTGACGCAGCGAGGGCAGCCGCAGTGGCTGCTCTCGTGCTTTTCAGCGCATGCGCCACCACGCAGGCGCTGATCGAGGCTCCAGAGGAGTTCTGGTGGACCGTCGAGAAGTTGCTGTGGGCTATCTGGCAGGACGTGGAGTCCACGCTCCTGCTGTTGGGAATCTGAAGGAGAGGACATGGAACGCGCCGAGCTCGAAGAACTAATCCGTGCTCGAGTAACTTGCGGGCAATCGCAAAAGAGCGTGGCCCGCGAGCTTGGCGTGACCGAGTGGCGCGTTCGATGCGTCATGCGCAGCGAGGTGACGCGGCTCGTCATCAAGCGTGACCAAGTGCAAGTCCGCTTGCATACGGTGCAGGCCAAGCCGGTGTCGTCCAACCGCTGCCTGATCCTGTCCGACATCCACATCCCCTACCACGACCAGGCCGCGCTGGCCATTGCGCTGGAGTTCGCGCGCGACTGGAAGCCGACGGTCATCGTGCTCAACGGCGACATCCTGGACGCGCAAGAGATCAGCAGCCACCCGAAGGACAAGCACAACCCGATCACGTTCCAGGATGAGATCAACGAGGCTCGTCAGTTCCTGCGCGTGCTGCGCCACGATCACAAGAAGGCGCGCATTTACTACACCATGGGCAACCACGAGAACCGCTTGGAACGGTATCTCACGCAGCATGCGCCCGAGCTGTCCAGCGTGACGAGCCTCGCGCTCGACGAGCTGCTGGACCTGCAAGCGTTGGGCATCGAGTTTATCGACCAGCGGTGCAAGCTCACTGTCCCGCCGTTTGAGATCTTCCACGGCAGCATCATCCGCAAGGACGCTGGCAACTCCGTGCGTGGTCACATGACCAGGCGCGGCGGCTCGGTCGCCATGGGCCATACTCACCGCATGGGCATCGTGGCGCGCACCGACCGCAACGGCGTGCACTGGGGAGTCGAGAACGGGCACCTGTCTGATCCAGACCCCGACTGGACGCATGACCCAGACTGGCAGCAGGGCTTCTCCTGCATCGAAGAGACGGACGGCGCCGTCTCGATCCGCCAGCACCACATCCACGACGGCAGGCTGTTAGTTGACGGGCGCATCTACCAAGCGGTGAACCATGGCGGACCAGAGAAGGACAAACATCCAGGCCGAAGTGCAGCGCATCCGCGAGCAGTATCTGGCAATGGTCCGCGGCCTCGGCGTCGAAGCTCTCGCGCCCGCTGAAGAGCGAGCAAAGATGGACCGCCTCGAGGATGCGCTCGCGCAGGTCTTCCTGTTCGCGGCGCAGCTCGACGCGGCCGCGCTGCTCGACGTTTACGGCGAGTGGCAGCGAATGGTGGACATCTACCCACTGGACGGCGACGGCGGTGAGTAGAAGTTGACAGCAAGCAGAACGCTTGCCACGATGCCGCCGCGACATGGGCACGGCTTGCGAGGGCCGTGCCTACCTCCCAGACCGGCGGCGACAGCGACGCGTTGAACGAGAGCAGCGCGATCAAGAGGGGTTGCCGCCGGTCACTTTCTTAGCACACCGCCCACGACGAGCCTCCGGCATGACCGTGCCGGGCCTTTTGATTCTTGACCGGGCGCGTCGTGGGCATCACTTCCCACCATGCCTTGCCACGCCTTCGGCTCCTGCCTCCTTCGCCCCTGCGCTAAGTCCTGCGACGCTGGCTCCTCGAGCAAGCTCTGGTGCTGGGCCGCGCTAGTCCTGTGCGCCGTGCTTTGGTTCGTCGCCATCGCGCTTTCCGTTGCTGCTCTAGAAAAGATGAACGGAAGTTGACACGCGCGAGCGAATCGCTAGCTTCCCGCCGGTCTGCACGTCGCAGACCTAGCAACCGACTGAACGAGTGAACGACATGATCTCCCTGAACGACATCCAACAGAACGTGCCGCAGGCTCCGCGCATCGTCATCTACGGCGTCCCCGGCATCGGCAAGACCACGCTGGCCGCCTGCGCGTCGAACCCGGTCTTCATCCAGACCGAAGACGGCTTGGGCACGATCACGGCGCCCGCCTTCCCGAAGGCCACGAGCTACCGCCAGGTGCTCGAAGCCATGGCCGTGCTGATCAACGAGCAGCACGACTTCCACACGGTGATCTTGGACTCGCTCGACGCGCTTGAGCCGCTGCTGTGGCAACACGTCTGCGAGGAGAACGGCAAGAAGAACATCGAGGAGTTCGGCTACGGCAAGGGCTTCACGTTTGCGGCGATGGAGTGGCGTCGGCTGACCAACGGATTCGACAAGCTGCGCGCGAAGGGCATCACCGTCGTGCTGATCGGCCACAGCCAGGTCGTGCGCTTCGAGTCGCCCGAGGTCGATGCATACGACCGCTACCAGTTGCGCCTGCACAAGCTCGCCGAAGCGACGATCGTCGATTGGGCCGACGCTGTGCTGTTCGCCAACTACCGCGTCACGGCCGTGGTCAGCGGTGACCGCAAGCGTGGCGTCGGCGATGGCTCGCGCGTGCTGATGACCACCGAGCGCCCGGCCTTCCGTGCGAAGAACCGCTACCGCTTGCCGGACCAGATCCCCATCCCTGCCAACGACCCGCAGGCGGGATGGAACCAACTCATGGGCGCGATCGCGGACACGGTGTCCTGATCACGCTCTGAACCCTGTAACCACAACAACCAAGAAGAGAGAGAGACAGAACATGGGCAACCTGAACTTCGACGCGTCCAACATCGAGCCGAGCCAGAGCTTTGAGCCGATCCCCGATGGCTGGTATGCGGCCTCGATCATTGAGGCTGCGATGGTGCCGACGCGTGACGGCACGACCGAGCTGCTGAAGCTCACGTTCGAGATCGACGGACCGAACTACTGCGGCCGCCGCGTCTGGGAGCGTCTCAATGTCAACCACCCGAACGAGCAGCCGCGCCAGATCGCGCAGCGCAACCTGTCGTCGATCTGCCGCGCCATCGGAAAGCTGCAAGTCGCCGACACGGACGAACTGCTGGGCGCAAAGCTGCTGATCAAGGTGCGCGCCGTGCCTGCGGACGGCAAGTTCGACGCGCGCAACGAGATCCGCGGCTACAAGGCCGGGATGGACACGCCGAGCGCAGCGCCTGCGCCGAAGATGTCGGCTCCTGCTGCGGCTCCTGCGAAGGCTGCGCCGTGGAGGCGGTGATGGAGCAAGGCACTGATCTCAAGTGCTACGTGATCCCACCCATGGATCTTGGGTGGGAGTTGATGCCAACAGTCCAAGAGCTGTCTGGTGATGAGGAAGTGTTTGACCTGTTCTTGCTGGCCGTCGAAGCGGCAATCAAGGCTGGTTGGACCGGCGATCTGCGTCACTATAGCAAGCCAAGAGTCATCGCACTGCCAAATGAGTTCAGGCCGATGGTCGCATTTGCTTGGAAGCAGGACAATAACGGCGAAACGTTTGTCGTGTCTCCGGTGGAGTTGCCATGGCTGGCAGAGTGGCTGCGCTAGCAACCGATGAGTGATTGACAACGCGGCCCGCTCGCTTGGACATGGCGTGCGGGCCGTTTTCATTGAACAACTGAACGAGGACAACGCATGGAGCTTCGCGGATATCAACAGCGCGCGATTGAGGCGTCGCTGGAATGGATGGGGAACAACTTGGGCAACCCGCTGGTGGTGTTGCCGACGGGCGCTGGCAAGTCGCTCGTCATCGCGGGCCTGATCAAGCACGCACTGACGGAGTGGCCCGACACGCGCATCGTGGTCGTGACGCACGTCAAGGAGTTGATCGAGCAGAACTGCGCGCAGGCCCGGCGATACTGGCCCGACGTGCCCGCTGGCATCTACAGCGCAGGCATCGGACGCCGCGACGAGCGAGCGCAGGTGCTCTTCTGCGGCATTCAATCGGTCTACGGCAAGGCCGCGCAGATCGGCTGGACTGATCTTGTGCTGATCGACGAAGCGCACCTGGTGCCGAAGGACGGCTTCGGCATGTATCGCACGTTCCTCGGTGACCTTGGCAGCATGAACAACAACATGCGCGTGATGGGGCTCACCGCGACGCCATACCGCACCGACAGCGGCACGCTGCACGAAGGCGACGATCGGCTGTTCCACGGCATCGCATACGACGCCGACCTGGTCAGCCTGATCAACGACGGCTTCCTGTCGCCGACCATCGCTCGCGGCAGCAAGGTCGAGATCGAGACCGGCGACGTGCACATCCGCGGCGGTGAGTTCATCGCGGGCGAGCTGGAGTCGGCGGCCATGGCACCAGGTCTCGTGTCGGCCGCGGTCGGCGAGATCATCGCGCGTGGCCAGGACCGCAAGTCGTGGCTGGTGTTCTGCTGCGGCATCAAGCACGCCGAAGCCGTCGCGGCCGAGCTGCGCGAAGCGGGCGTCAACGTCGCCACCGTGTTCGGCGACACCGACAAGGCCGAGCGTGACCGTGTCGTGCAACAGTTCAAGGCAAACTCCATCCGCTGCATCGTCAACGTCTCGGTGCTGACCACGGGCTTCGATGCGCCGCAGGTCGATCTGATCGCGCTGCTGCGGCCGACGTGCTCGCCGGGCTTGTTCGTGCAGATGGCTGGTCGCGGATTCCGCCTGGCCGAAGGAAAGCAGAACTGCCTGCTGCTCGACTTCGGCGGCAACTTCGAGCGCCATGGATCGCTGGACAACATCAAGGCCAAGGACAAGCGCAAGGGCGAGGCCGGAGAGAAGCCGTGCAAGAAGTGCCCGAACTGCCAGTCCTTCGTGGCGACGGCCGTGTTGCAGTGCCCAGAGTGCGGCTACGAGTGGCCTCCGCGAGAGATCACGCACGACGAGCGACCCGCAGAGGCCGTGGCCATCGCTGGCTTGGAGCCGAAGCAGATCGAGACCTACGACGTGACGGGCGTCGAATACCGCCGCCACCAGAAGCAGGGCAAGGTCGTGCCCGTGCTGCGCGTCACCTACCGCGCAGGCGACTTCGGCGAGTTCAACGAGTGGATCTGCCTTGAGCACGAAGGCTACGCAGGCGAACGCGCAGCCCGCTGGTGGCTCTCGCGTGCACAGGCGCCGGTCCCCGGCTCGGTCGCAGAAGCCATCGAGCGCAAGGCCGAGTTGGCGCAGCCGCTGACCATCACCGTCGAGCTCGGCGGCGAGTGGCCTGAGATCAAGAAGGTGCTTTGCAAAGTTGAACCAGGCATCCACGAACCCGACGCTCCCCCTCCCACTGCTCACGTTGACTACTCCGAGGTCCCCTTCTGATGTTCGCCTCTCCTCTCGATGCGGCGCTGCGGTACGCAGCACGCGGATGGCTGGTGTTCCCAGTCCGCGCTAACAAACACCCGTTCACCCAACACGGTCACAAGGAGGCCACCAACGACCCCGCGCGTCTCGCCGCGTGGTGGGCGCAGTGGCCAGACGCTCAAGTCGGCGTCGATTGCGAGCGCAGCAGCCTCGCCGTCATCGACCTGGACTACGACCCGACCAAGTCCATCGACGGCCCGGCCGTCTGGTCCGTGCTGCTGCAAGACCATGGCCGCGACCTGTGCGGCCTGATCGCTACGACGCCACGCGGCGGCCGTCACCTGTTCTACTCGCTGCCCAACCCGCCGGTCAGCTCGCGCGTCGGCGTGCGGCCTGGCGTCGATGTTCGCGCCGTCGGCGGCTACGTGGTGTTGCCGTCACCTGCATCACCTGGCCGTGAATGGCGCACGGGCGACCCGTTCGACGTGGACAGCGACGGCGTCAGCGACATCGACCAGATGCCGGGCTGGGTGCGCGAACTTTGCGGCAGCCACCGTGGCGGCGAGAACTCGGGCGCGGAGTCCAGCGACGCCATGCCGTTGTCGGACGCCGACGTTGCGTCGATCGAAGACGCGCTCAAGCACGTGGACCCGGACCCGCACGACTTGTGGCTGCAAGTCGGCATGGCGCTCAAGAGCACCGGCGCGAAGGACCAGGCCTACGAGATCTGGTGCGAGTGGTCGGCGCAGTCGGGCAAGTTCACGCCCAAGGACCAGCGCAGGCGGTGGAACTCGTTCAAGGAGTTCCGCTGGGACGGTTCCGAGATCACGCTCGGCACGCTGTTTCACCTGGCCCGAGACGGCGGCTGGATGCCCGGCGTGTTGCAGGAGCTGGCGGGCGACATCGAAGTCCCCGAGCCCGAGCCGGACTACGCGCCGCGGCAGCTCCAGAAGCGTCCGTTCCCGCGCAAGCTCCTCGACGTGCCCGGCATCATCGGCGAGCTGGTGTCGTGGATGCTGACGCAGTCGATCCGCAGGCAACCGTCGCTCTGCCTGGCGTCCGTGCTCGCGTGCATGGGCGCTCTGATGGGTCGGCGCGTCCAGACCCGTGGCGGCCTGCGCACCAACCTCTACATGCTCGGCATCGCTGAGACGGCCAGCGGCAAGAACGCGTCCCTGCGTCTGCCGCAGCGGGCCTTCGCGCTCGCCGGCCTGAGCAACTGGATCGGCCCGAGCGAGTGGAAGTCCGACAGCGGCATCCGCTCCTCGCTGGTCGATGAGCAGACCAGGTCTCACTGCTGCTTGATCGACGAGATGACCAAGTTCTTGCAGCAGGTGACTCACCCGAACGCGGGCGGCCACCAGCTCGGCATCAAGCGCACCTTGCTCGAGCTGTTCTCGTGCGCAGGCGACACCTGGCTCGCGGCCGCCTACGCGGACCGACGCATCAACGCGCCGACCCCGCTTGAGGAGCCGCACCTGTGCTTCTACGGCACCGGCGTGCCGAGCGAGCTGTTCAGCAGCATGGACTCGGGCGCCATCCGTGACGGCTTTCTGAACCGTCTGCTTGTGTTCGTGTCCGATGACGCGCTACCGCAACGGCAGACGGTGGACCGCGACGATCCGCCCGCCTACGTGCTCGAACGCCTGCGCGAACTGGAACGGCTGACGCGTCGGCAAGGCAACCTGCACGGCGTCTGCCGCAAGGTGGCCTACCAGGAGGCCGCAGAATCGCTTCTGGGCTCGTTGGCGGACCGGAACGACGTTCGCATCATGGAACTCCGCAGGGGCGAACTGGCGGCCTTTGCGGACCTTTGGGCGCGGTTCACGGAGCACGTGGAGAAGCTGGCGCTGCTTCGCTCGGTCTGCCGCGATCCGTCCGACCGCATCAGCGTCGATGACGTCGAGTGGGCGGGCGAGCTCGTGTCCTGGTGCATCGAGCGCACCTGCGCCGA